GGCATTGCCATTTAATGATACAGATGAAATCTTAATGCGTCAACTAGGCTATGGTGATGAATGGATAGCTTGGATGCGGCGTGTGCATGACCAAAACACTCGTACTCTCATAGCAATGGAGGTAATAAAAAATGCCTGGAAAGTAGGTAAGAAAATAACAGGGGAATATAAATTTAATAGCTTCTTTAAGACTTTATTTCCTGAAATCCAACCTGATTCCTCCTGTACATGGTCAGCAGACACCATGACGCATAGGAGAAACTACGCAACAGCTCTAGATCCTAATCAGGGTGAAGGAACTTATGAGTTTACTGGTGTTGATGCAGCGTTGCAGAGTAAACACTATAAGAGATGTATCTATGACGATTTATTTGGTAGAGAAGCTCTCAAATCAGAACTTGTAGCTGAGTCTACATTTGAATGGGTTCAATTAGCTGTTGGAGCCTTTGATAGTGATCCTGATGATCCATCAATGGAATGTGATGAGATTATCAATGGTAATCGTTGGTCTTTTCATGATTTGAATTGGCGCATCAGAAAAGAAGGACTAGGATTCGACTTCCAGACTCATGATGCAGAAGGAGGATGCTGTCCTCAACATCCACCAAATACTCCCATATTTCCTGAAGAATGGTCTATGGGAAAATTAGCAAAATATAGACACAGACTTGGAGAGTACTTTTATTCTTGTCAGTATCGAAACAAGCCAATCCCTCCCGGTGGAAATATATTCAAAACGGAATGGCTTCGTCGTTACGTATACAGAATGATGAACATAGAGACAATTGTTCCAGCCTACAAGCCGGACACGATAACTAATATGTCTTCTATGGGAACCTTTGGTACGGAGAGCTACAGAATTATCAGGGCTGACCAGCATGTAGAGAAACGCCATAAGGCCATTAGGCATGAAATATATGATGGTGTACAAATTAAAGATATACCCACGAGTTATCTTTCTAAGATGCTTCTGGTTGATCCAAACCATAAAGGGGAGAAGGGGCGTTGTAACCATGCTATCCTTGAACTAGGAGTCAATCGAGATCCGTTCAATGTCTATATTTTGGAAGGACTGGCTGAAAACTGCTCCAGAGAAGATGCAGTCCATCATATGTATAGACTGGGTGAAAAATGGCGTAATCGTACAATATGGGTTGAAACTGCCGCCGGACAAGCATGGCTGGAAACACTACTCAGGTTTGAGAATGAACGCCGTCGTATATTAGGTAAATGGTTCTTTTATGATGTAAAGGAGTTTAAGGATAACAGAAGTGAAAATGCCAAAGGTGATAGAATCGAAGATACTGAACCTTATTTTAGACGCGGACAAGTATGGATATGTTCCAATGATGACAGCAATTTTACTAGTAAATTTCTTGAGGAATATCAAGAATATCCTCATGGGGCAACAGTAGATACATTAGATATATTAGGACACGGCCTACAAAATATCTCCTCCACAGAGATGAGTCAGCAAGAAAAACATAAATATTTCGACTATCAGAAACAACAACAAGAGACTATGAACAGAAACCGGAGTCGTATTACGGGATATTAGGAGAGAGATGAATATTAAATTAAACACCGCGCTTGTATATATTGGAACGATACTGGCTGCCTTTGGCACTATACCAGTTGCGTTTGGTGCAGCGAAAATACCGTTGCCTAATTGGTTTTATGCAATATGTGTTATCTTTGGTGTTCTTGGGCCAGTTCTAATTGGGCTTGGAGCCAAAAGTAAGGATATGCATTCAACGCAAGATCAAATTCAACAGGCAACAATGAATACTCAAACATCAACAAAACCTACAACTGTGCAGGGGAGTGCATCTACAAATAAGTAAATAAGTGGAGGAGTCTAACTTCTAGTGCCTTTGTTACCTCCAATTCGTGTAGATTTTGGTAAAGATGGTGATAAAGACTTATTTACCTATGTCTGCGATAATCTTCGATCTCTGAAGATGTCTTTTCAAGATCTACACACATCTAAAGTTGCCGAATGGAGACGCTTAACAAAAGGTATCCCGCGTGAGAAAACTCGTTCTTTCCCTTGGGACAATGCCAGTAACGTAATAATTCAACTAATAGGAGAAAATGTAGAGGTCTTGAAGGCTGTTCAGCTTGGAACAATATATGAAATATTACCTCTATGGACAGTAGGTCTGGTAGGTAGTTTTGGTGAATCTGAACAAGGTGAAGAACAACGAAGTATAAGTGAGCGTTTTCTGGATCTAATGGGCCTAACTAAGTGTGAATTAGATTTATATAGAGTAGAATCCAAAGCTGCTCATGATATAGCATCCCTTGGAAGTGTACTAATCAAATTTCCCTGGATAACAGTAAATGAGCAAGTTATCATTGGCTATGAAAATGGTGGTTTAAAGGAGACAACAGAAGTAATGTATGATGGTCCCCGCCCAGAAAAACTAGCTTATGAAGACTGGATGGTTACGCCTACAGCACCAACGTGGGAAGATGCAGATTTTAAATGTCATGAGTTACGTCTAACAAAGCAGAAATGTGAACAAATGGTCTATGAAGGCCATTTCGGTAAGAAAGAATGGGAACAGTTAGTAAAAGCTCCTGATTTATATGGCTTCACTGAAGAAGAAAATAAGAAGATGCAGGAGCAGAATATAACATCTGACCAGAAATCTCCCAATACCGCGCGGTGGCGCTTCTATGAGTGCTGGTTCAAGTATCGTCATAATAACAAGTATTACAAAATTATCTTCATAGCACATCTTGATCCAGACCTAAAAATGGGTGCAATCTTTAACTTCTATCCTAAGAATGAGGAACCCTTTGAGTATGGTCGTTTAGGCTTTAGTGAGGACAACATACTTGGCTATGGTTTTGCGGAAATGGGTGAGATGTATCAGGAAGATGTTAGCACGAAGCATAACCAAAGATCAGATAACCACACCTTACAAAACGCTCCCGTTATCCTTGGTGGTAACAATCCTCGGATTGATGCTGGCGTTGCTATATTCCCTATGGCAGTTCTTCCTTTTGATCCAAAAGAGGTAGAAGTTGTACATCTTGGAACAGTAGATGAATCTAGTGTTGCTGAAGAACAACTAACAATAGCTGAAGCTAAAGCGCGTTTTGGTACAGATATGTTAAGCGCCGAAGGCTATGGTAGTGGGCAAACTACCCGTAAGGGTGGTTATTCTTCGATGGGAACATTTTCTATCATGCAACAGGGAGCTAGAAGAATAAATGTTAATGTTACGGACTTCAGGTATCTTCATCTTAATGTCGGACAAAAACTCCACCGTCAATATGCTACCTTCGGTATTGGTGAAAATAGACTCAAATATTGGGGTAAAGAAGCCGAATTGTTGCAACGTTCTTTAGATAATGTACGTCGTGGGCGTATAGAATTACCTATTAGGGCTGCAATGGCAAGTATTAATAAAGAGATCGAAAAGCAGACAGGTATGCTTTTTACACAAGTAATGCAGCGTCATTATGGAGCAATAACTCAAATGCTTCAAGGTGCAGCCAATCCAGTAGTTGCACAGTCTATGCCAGAGATTCCAGAATTCTTAGTTGGCAGTATAGCAGGCTTGGCATATATAATGTCGCGTTTGTTGCGCGCCTTCGGCTATGATGATATCAATAGAGCACAACCAGAGTTGCAGTTAATACAGAGATTACAGGCGAAATTAAACCAACAAAAACAACAACAGCAACAACAACAACAAAGAGGAGCCAGTAATGTCAATAACCAACGAACAGTTCCAGCAAATGCAGGAAACCCTCAAAACGGCAACAGAGAACCCGGCATTCAAGAAATTGCGGGAGCACAAGGAGATAATATTAGTTCATCTCCAGCAGCAAGCGCAGAAACATCTAGAGGAATTTTACTCCACTAGAAGAGCAGATATAGTTCGTGAGTTAATCTATAACTATAAAAACAGACAAGGTGACGATATAACTCAACTTCTTCGTGGTAAAATAATGGCGATAGATGAGATGCTACAGATAAAGAATGTTTTTTCTGAGTATGAAACTTTGAAGAAGACTGTAGAGCAAATCAAAAATAAGCCTAATGGTGAGGGATCTACACAATCTACACACGCAGATTCAAGAACTAGTTTTAGATAAGTATAAAAAGGAGTCAATATGCCATTTGGAAAAATTAATAAGCAGGACTTGATTGAGGCTGGTCTTGATCCAGATAAATTGAATGAATTTCGTGAAAAGGGCGTAACCAAAGATGATTTGGCAACTTTGAAAACAGAACTTGCTACGTCTGTTACGGACATGATAAGAAATAGTTTTGCGGAATTAGAAAC